TCTGGCGCCTCCTCTGCCGCCTCGATAACTTCTGATGCGCTCGCTGCTCTCCATTTTTCTGCTCTCTGCCGCGGTCGCATCTGCTGCGATCACGGCGACGGCGCGTGGTACGGGTGGCAATAACTCGACATCGACCACGCTGGCCATTGTGCCGGGATCGAACATTGCGAAGGGCTCGACCGGCATCGTCGTGATCGCGCTGGATAACTCTGGCTCGGCTGGTTCCGTGGTAGTCGCGCCGGCCACCGCCACGGACAACAACGGGCACACCTGGATTCGCCGGCAGAACAATCTCTACGACAACGGCGCAGCGTCAGCGGGCGCGGAGATCGCGTTCTACACCGCGACGCTCAGCAACGGGCTGACCACCTCGCACACGCTCACGATCACCTGGACGACGACGACCGTGGCAAAGGCATGGGCGCTATGGGAAGCGGCGCCCGCGGCGGGATACCGCGTTGTTTACAGCGACGGCGCCATCGGCACGGGCGCAACGGACGGAACGCCCACCATCACTACGACCTCGCTCGCGACCGGCACACTCGTAGTCGGCGGCGGCGCGGTCGAAGCGAGTTCCGGCGCGTGGACCGGCGACGCCGACACATCGAACGGAAGCTGGTCCGCGCAACAGACGGCCGGATTCGGCACGACGACGGGCGGCATGGTCGTCACCAGCCAGACTAAGGTCGTCACTGGCGCGGCGACGCAGACCTACAACCCCACGCTCAGTTCGGCCGACCGCATCATCGGATGGATCAGCCTCACCGAAGTCATCAACCCGATGGTCCGCTTCATGACTTTCTTCCAATGAAACTGCGCCTCGCCTTCCTATTTGCCCTCTGCGCGGCCTCGACCTGTTCCGCGCTGCTCTGGATTGTGCCGAGCCGGTTTAGTGCGGGTGGCGGTGCCGAAACCATGTTTGCCTCTCAGCAAACGACGAACGACTACTTCTATGTCAACAACGGCACCTCGCAGTGGCAGAAGATAAAGAACTCCACGGCTAGAAATATATCGAAGGTAACACTGTTAATCGGAACAGGAGGAGGGCCGCGCCTATCCCACATCGAAATATGGTCCGATTCGGCTAGGGCGGGAACCAAATACGGAGCCTCGTCTGGTTCGGTTGGAATCACGCAGAACGGTGGTGGGATCGGTGGAGATTATTACGACTACACATGGTCTGGCACAAAGCCCAATCCGACTGGAGATTTCTACCTACATGTCCTCAACGATGACACCGGAGGTGATCTCTATTGGACAATGCAGAGCGGTGATCCGTATGAGACAGGAAATGGCTACTCCAACTCATACGGCGGCGGCTGGGACTATTGGTTCAAGATTTTCTCTCTATGAGAAAACTGCGCATCATCACTGTGTTTCTCTGCCTGTGGACGGCCGCTCGCGCCGGGTACACGTACAACCTACACAACTGCGAGCAGGTCACGCTGGAGAAGGTGCTATATCGTGGCGAGGTGTGGAACGGAAGTGCTTTTGCCTTCGTGAAGCTGCCGGAAGCGGGCGACACGATTGTGCTGCCCGTGGGTACGGCGACGTGGGGTGTTCTGACCGAGCACTCGTCTGACCGAAGGTTTTCGATGCAAACGGCTGGCGTGACCGTGCGCGGCCAGGGCGATCAGACCGTGATAACGATCTCGGAGGATGCGCCATACTTCACGACTCCGGTGATCGTGCTGATGGCAGACGACTGCACGTTCGGCTGGATTAAGTTCATCATGCCGGTGGCGCACGATGTCAGTTTATTTTCCGTTACCAATCCAGGATGTCGCATCTCGCACGTCACTCGCATCCAAAACAGCAACCCATCGGGTCCAAATGGTTCTGGCTATTTCCTGCTACAGCAGGGGGTGACAGGAACACTCATCGACAACTGTACTATCACATCGTCAGTCGGAAACGACGAATGGATTTACAGCCGTGGCCCGACCAATGCTTGGCAGAGTAATAGTCCGATTGGCACATCTCAGGTAGATTTGTTCGTGGAGGACTGCACCTTCAATGGCGGGGCCGGATACTCCGACGCCAACGCCAACGCTCGGCATGTTTTTAGGTTCAATACCGTTGGCGCAGGCATCAAGTTTGACGCGCACGGGGTAGCATCAAACTCGCCGCCCAGGTCGTTCCGCAGTGTCGAGTATTACAACAACACATGGGTTGGCGCCGGAACGTCTTTTGAAATCCGAGGCGGTACTGGGATGGTATTTAATAACACGGGGGTAGGGAATAACTTCTACCTTACCGACTACTCGGCAACAAGTACCTGGCCAAATCAGGCCGACGTACACTACTCGCAGGGGAACATACTGGCGATGCCCAATGGTGCGAATACATTAGTCACTACTCCCGTGGCCCACGGATTCGTCACCGGAATGTCAGTTCGCCATGCAGCGTTCGGTGGAGGAGGTGTCGAAGTGCCAGATGCCTTTTACGTCGTCACGGTGACTGACTCTACCCACTGCACGATCCCGATTGTCTCTGCAAACGGCGAGATGCTTCAGTTTCTCGCTGCTCTTAAAACCCCCTACGTTTATCCGATTCCAGACCAAGTTGGCAGCGGAAAGGATAGTGGGCCGCGTGAACCCGCCTACATCTGGGGTAATAAAATTAGCGGCGCATCGTGGCCAAGAACCTTCAAGTCCATTCCGACAGAAGGCATCACCACCTATAGGGCGCAGACGGGGAATCCATCCGCCTCATATACCGAGCGCGACATTATCGCTCCCAATCGTGACTTTTTCGCTGATGCAGGCTTCGACACTGCAACGGGCGTTTCAGTTGGCACTCGCTCCGCAATGGATGCATACACTCCGAGCCTTGTCGGATACGGCTGGTGGGTGACCGATGAGGGTTCATGGAATACGCGGCTTCCCCCAAATACCTCGGGGCGACTCTACAAGTGGTCGGGCTCGTCGTGGGTGCTCTACTATACTCCCTACACGTATCCGCATCCGCTCCAGACCTCGCTGGTTTGCGACACCCCGATCCCAAGCGTTCCCTCTGGAACCTACGAATACGCACAGAGCATTAGCCTGACGGTGACTCCATCAGATGCCACGATCCGTTACACGACGGATGGTAGTGTGCCGGATCATACGACCGGAACGGTTTACACCACCGGAACGCCGATTTCAGTCACTAGCGCCACAACGATCAAGGCAATCGCATACAAGACCGGGATAGCCGACTCTCCCGTGCAAGAGCTATCCTACGTCATCACGGGTCAAGTATTCGCGCCGACCTCGAACAAGGCGACAGCGGACTACCACGGCGACCAGAGCGTTACGTTTACCACGGCGACTACTGGCGCGGCGATCTACTACACGACCAACGGGAGCACTCCGACGGCATCATCCACGCTCTACACGGGTGCGTTTACGGTTTCGGTCACGACGACGATCAAGGCCATCGCCATCAAGGCGGGTCTGGCTGACTCGGGTATTTTGACAGTTGGCATCACGATTCTGCTGGAGGTCGGAAACTGGGACGACTCGGCAAGCACCTTTAGCCAAGGCACCTATTCAAGTGGGGCACGGCAGGGACTTGCTCGGTTCACGGCATCAATCACCGGGAACCTAACGCGCATCTCGGTGGCCGGTACGAACACATCTGCCACGCTTGATTTTACCTTCGGCGTTTACGAGTTCACCGGCACCGATGGGGTTTGGTTCCCCGGCACCCTCACACTCGTCGGCGCTCCTGCGGTTTTCAATAATGTCGGCACATGGACGGACCAATGGAAGCACTTCGATGTGAGCATCCCCGTTGTTGTTGGACATAAGTATTGGATTCTCGTCGGTGCGTCAGAGTCATCATGGCAACCAAAGGCGACGTTCCTCTCATACAGCGACGGATACCGCTGGACTAATTCGAACAACTATTCCGATGCCTGGTCATCCTCTGTTAGCATGGGATCAAATGTTGATGGCTGGGGTGTAAACGTAAAGGGGATGCTCACTGAGGTTATCGTCCCGCCGTCTACTGGCCTTTCGATCACGACTCTCAACGTCGGCACGCTTCAACTCAACTAATCAACATATGGAAACCAAAAGCATATTCGCTAGCAAAACCGTCTGGGGCATCGTCATCGCCGCGCTGCCGACCGTGCTCGGCCTGTTTCATTATAAGGTCTCGGACGTAGCTTCGTTCACGGCTGGCGCCGAGGAGATCGTTGGCGCCGTCGTGACACTCGCGGGTTCCGCCATGGCCATCTGGGGCCGCGTCGTCGCGACCAAGAACCTCGTCGTCAAAAACCCCTGACCATGCCGGCGCTCCTCGCAGTCCTGGCGAAGATCATCAGCGGGCTGGCCGCGATTCTCCCGGCTGCGGTCGAGCTGCTGCGCAACTGGCGACTCTTCAAAAATGAAGCCGAAGCAAAACGTCAGCGCGATGCTGTGGCTGATGCTATTGCTGCCGCTCGCCGGGTGCCAGTCGAGCCAGCCGCGCCCGCTGCCGGCACCAATGCAGGACAACGTGACGCCGCTGCTCAATCACCCGCAGTTCAAGGCGGCAGCACGGGCGGCGCCTGAGTTCACCGAAGCCGCCCTCGAAACCGTCATCCGCCTATCCGCCGACGCCGCCAACAAATGAACCCGAACGGATCACTCGATGTAAACGCAGTCTCAATCTGCGCCGCGCGTCCCATGGGGGACCGTGACTTCGACGTGATCGACGGGTCGGGCGGATCGGATGCACTCAAGATTACAGACTCCTCCTACGGCATGATCCGCGTCGGCCACATCATCGGCGGCAAGGAGGACTGCGTGGATGTGAACAACCACACGAGCGGCGTCCGCGTGATCTGCGACCTCTACGAACCGCGCGGCGATTACGTGATTACGTGCAAGGGCGGCAGCTCGAACATCGTATTCGAGGGGTTCGTCCGCGGTCACGGGCGGGTCGTAGACGTGGACCTCGGGAACGTATCCGACCAGTCCGACGACCTGACGACCGGCATCCGGCTGAACCTGGTCCATGAAGCCGGCGAGCCGATCACCGTGCGCGTATTGGGCGCGGACAACCCCGCGCTGCTCAACGCAGCCACGCAGCGGTACGACATCATTTTTCAGATCCCCACCACATGGCGCTCCCTGTTCCTCAAGGTGTTCAAGCAGCTCAAAAAAATCCTCCCCATATGAGCGAACGTGTTCAACTCAACCTGACGCGGATCGGCCTGCTCGTGGGCATGATCGGTGGCGCCATTGGAATCGGCGGGACGTTTTTCGTTATGCCGTACCGAATCGAAGCAGCCGAGCGGCGAATCTCCTCGCTCGAAGAACAGGTCGCCTCGTCGCGCGAACTGCTAGTCCGCATCGATGAAAACGTGAAGGCACTGAAGGAGGCGCACCGATGAGCCTGTCGTCCGTCATCTTCGCCGCACTGTCCGACGCCGCCAGCGATACCGCCGCACTGGTCGGTTCGGGTGCGAACTGCCGCGTGTATCCCATCCAGGCACCGGCTGGGGTCGCGCTGCCCTACGTCATTTTTTCGCACATCGCGTCCGATCCCGACCGCTCCCACGCGGGCGCCAGTTCCATCTCCCTCGACCTCGTGCAGTTCTCGGCCTTCGCGGAGACCTACAGCGCCGCAGCCGCACTCGGCGACGCACTGGCGGCTGACCTCGATGGCGTCGTGATCGCCACCGGCAGCACCCCGACGCTCCAAGATCGTCGCGTATCCTTTGAGACCGCCGTCGACCTGCACCGGGTCGATGTCGATTTCGTGATCTAGCGCAACCTAACACCAACCCGACACCACAATGGCAAAGTTCAAGACCAAGGGCACCGACGCTAAGATCGGTGTCGCAAATCCCCCCACCACGTCCATCGTAGCAATGGGTGACGTCACGCTGAACCTCGGCGAACGCGACGCACTGACCCAAGTCACCACGCACGACTCCACGACCGGCATCCACGAGTTTCTGGATCACGGTTTCGCATCTCCTCCGAGCTTCTCGGGCGAGATCATGTACGATCCGGCCGACACTGTTCACGAGGTGATCCGCGCCGCGCACCAAGCCGGCACGTCGCTCTACCTCAAGGTCACGCTGCCGGACGCGGGCAACGCCACCTACCTATTCCCCGGCCGCGTTAAGAGCCTAAGCATCCCCCTCCCTGTACTCGGCAAGCTGGTCATGAGCATCGAGTTCGAGGGCACCGCGGCCTACGTCTTCACGGCTTAACCTATCCCAACCTCCACCAATGAACCTCCCCGCCGTCACCATTAAGCTAGACCGCGACCGCGCCGTGCGCTGGACGAACCGCGCGATGGCACGCAATGCCTCGCTCGCTCGTCCCGTGACCTTCTCGTCGCTCTCGGTCGGGCGGCGGCAACTGTATGCCCTCTGCGCGATACTGTGGGCGGCATTGGTGGACAAGGATCACAGCTTCGAGGCGCCGGAAGACCTGGCCGAATACCTTGAGAGTGAGGAGCAGCAGGTCGCCGCATTTCGGGCGATCACGGCTATGCTAGAGGAAGCCTACCCCGAAAAAAAAACGGCCGTGAAAAGCAGCGATGTCTCGGTGGGTGGGCAAGTGCCGTCGTCAACCTCGGGCTAGGGCTTGGGACACTGGATTACTGGGAGCTGACCCCAGCCGAGACGACGGCACTCAGCGACGCGTGGAAGCAGAAGGAACGAGTGGAGGCGAAGCGGTTCGCCGTCCTGCTGTCTTGTATCACAGGGCAAGAGATCGACGTACCAGAAGAGGGAGAAGATCGGGATGCGGCGCTACGGGCCGCCGCGGAGTTACTAAACGCAAAACGGAAAACTTGAAACCTACCATTACAAAATCACCTCGGGATTCCTCACTTGCGAGAAGTGGGTGTGCTGGGTTATGGTTCGCTTCGTGCAAGAGATCATCGTCGAACTTCCGCCCGCTACCGTGGAGAAGCTCAAGTCCGAGCTTTCTGCGCTCGCTCGGTTATGTCGCGACAATCCAGACACGGACTGGCGTGGCTTCGATGGAGAAGCCCAGCCGCCAAGAACCCCGCGATGGACACCAAGTAAGCCTGCCGCAAGGCCGCGCAATCCAAAGCAATCCGGCGCCAAGCCTCGGTTTGAGTTGGCGGCGGCACGGGCTGTGGCTGAGGAACTGGTTCGGATGCTTGCGCCGCATTGCGTGCAAATCGAAATCGCCGGATCGATCCGCCGAGGCAAGGCAACGGTCGGGGATGTGGAGTTGCTTTTCGTCAGTCGCGACGGTGCCGCCGAGTGCGAGATCAACCGGCTCATCTCAGCTGGCATCCTTGAGATTCGCGGCGCGTTCGGGGAGCAAAACAAGTTCGTGCGCCACATCGCGAGCGGCATCCCGGTGGATCTGTTCGCAACCACGCAGGAACGCTGGGCGAACAGCTTCGTATGCCGCACGGGGCCGGCTGAGTCTAACATCCGCATCGCGACTGCCGCATTGCGTCAGGGGTGGCGGTGGAATGTTTACGGTGACGGGTTCTCGCGGGGCGGCGAAGTGCGGACTATGCGCACCGAGGCGGATGTTTTCGCGTTCGTCGGGTTGGAGTACGCCGAGCCGGATCGTCGCAAGTAACGACGGGAGGCGCTCGTCATGAGCGCCGCGGGTGGCAACTCCGCCTACCGGCACATCACCGGCATGGGCGAATTGAACGCGCTGCTGATGGAGTTACCGAAGGAGGTTCGGGCGGTTGCGCTCGCCTCCGCGGTCAAGGACGCGGCGCAACCGCTCAAGCTGTGGCAGAAGCGGTATGCAAGACGCAGCGAGAGAACGGGCGCACTGCGCGATAGCATTGACCACAAGATCAAGGTCTACCGGGAAACGGGAACAGCGGTCGCCATTGTTGGGCCTAATCGGAACTACTACATCTCAGGGCAGAAGATCGCGAAGGGTAAACTAATCACAGAAGGCGCCGACCGCCCGGCCCACTACGCCCATCTGATCGAGTTCGGTCATCACGCGGTCGTTCCGCGCAAGGGCACCACGCTGCGGAAGGGCACGGCCAAGCTCGCGAAGAAGTCATGGGTGCCGCCAATCCCGTTCGTGCGGCCGGCGGTTGTCATGGCACGAACTGAAATGGCAACCGCGTTTGATGTGGGCATGACGCGTGGAATCGAGAAAGCGGTCGCAAAAATCAAGTCATCCGTAGGCGCAACATAACATGAGCACTTCAATCACTGCGGTTAATGCCAAGCTGATCGCCGACGCTAAGCAGTTCATCGCCGAGTTCGAGCGGGCGAATGCCGCGACGAAGAAGTCGGCGACGGGCATCGATTCGGAACTAGATTCCCTTCAGAAGAAGATCAAAAAGAAGTTCTCCGCGGGAGACATCGGGCGGGACTTGATGAAGGGACTCGGTATCGGTGGTGGCTTCGAGGTGGCTCGACTCGCCGCGGATCAGTTGGTGGAGATTTTCAAGCGCGAGGCCGAGCAGGCCAAGGCCATCGAAGAGAGCACCGCTAAGCAACTGGAGTACACCAAGCAGATCATCGCGCTGCGGCAGTCTCCGGCACAGCAGGAGGCGGCTGCCAGGGCGGCGTTTGAGCGGGCTGGCCGCGAGCTAGAAACCGCACGCCGCGGCAAGGTGATTACGGAGACCGGGATGGATGGCTCCTACAAGCCCATCCTGCGCTCGCGAACGCTTGTCGATACCGAGAGCGTCGCCGCGCTGGATGCGGAGTACAAGCGACTCGCGGTGGAGGTTGAGAAGTACAACAAGGTAGTTCGGGACGATGCGGTAACTGCCGCACTAGATGCGAAGGTCCAAAAGCTAGACAGCGAGAAGAAGCTCTACGCCGATCTGGAGAAGGGCTACGCACGGGTCCGCGATCAAGTAGCGAAGGGCGAGGAGGAGATGACATCACTGATCGAGAAGACCAAGGATGCCGCCGATCCGTGGGCTGAGGCATCGAAGGAGATCGAGAAGATCAACCTACTCCTTCAGGCGCAGAAGATCACCGAGCTTGAAGCAATCGAGGCGCGCCAGAAGGCATGGGAGAAATCCGGCCTGTTGAAGAACAACAAGAGCGGCGTCAGCATAGAGAACGACGACCTCACCGATATGGCTAAGTACGCCGAGGAGGCGTCCCACGCCGCCGAGGAACTCGGGATGACGTTCGCATCGGCTTTCGAGGATGCCATCGTGAGCGGCAATAAACTCAGCGACGTACTGCAGGGACTGGCGCAGGATGTGATGCGGCTCTTCATCCGCCAGACCGTCACGAAGCCGCTTGCGGATAGTCTCTCCTCGACGTTCGCCGACTGGAATCTCTTCCGCGCCGACGGCGGCCCGGTCTCGGGCAGTTCCCCGTATATCGTAGGCGAACGCGGTCCCGAACTGTTCGTGCCGTCCAGCAACGGCACCATCGTGCCGAACCACGCGCTGTCGTCCCGTTCGTCGTCGAGCAACATCTACCAGATCGACGCCCGCGGTACCGACGAGAGCGTCGTGCAGCGGTTGCAGTCCGCTATGTTTGCACTCGCCGGTCCCGGCGTAGTCGAGCGCCGCGCACTCTCGGCCAACGTCAGCGCCATGCGTCGCGGCGGCGGCATGGGTCGCGCACTTCAAGGAGCCTAAACCATGTCACTCTCTTACCCGCTCACGCATCCGACGACGCCCGGCTTTTCGTCAATCACATGGCGCCCGCGCTCCGTCGTGGGCGTGGCCTCGTCGCCATTCACTGGCCAGCGCCAGACCTACGCTTGGCCCGGCCAATGGTGGGAGGTCGACATCACCCTGCCGCCAATGAAGACGGCCACCGCCGAACCATGGGTCGCGTTCCTGATCGGTCTGAACGGCCAAGAGGGCACATTCAACCTCGGCGACTCGGTGCGGACCACCCCGCGGGGAGTAGGCACGGGCACGCCGCTGGTCAACGGCGGCAGTCAGACCGGCTACGATCTCGTCACCGACGGCTGGACGATCAGCCAGACCGGGATCATGAAGGCGGGCGACTGGGTGCAGCTCGGCACGGGTAGCACGGCACGGCTCCACAAGGTCATGGCCGACGCCAACTCGAACGGAAGCGGGCAGGCGACGCTCACGCTCTGGCCGGCGCTGCGCTCGTCACCTGCGGACAATGCGGCGCTGACCGTGAACGCCGCGAAGGGCTTGTTCGCCCTCGCCGGCAACTCCGACGGATGGAGCGTGGATGTGGTCAAGCTCTACGGGCTGAGCTTTTCCGCGCGGGAGGTACTTGTATGAGCCGCGGACTACCTACCGGCCTCGGCACCGCGCTAGAGGGGCCGTCACTGCACCCCGTGATCCTCGTGCGGTTGGCGTGGCCGACTGGCACCGTCTATGCGTGGAACGGATACCGCGATTTATCGTGGGACGGTCACACATGGACTGGCACCGGACACCTCGGCGGGATCTCCGCTATCAAGGAGTCGCGCGATGGCGCTGCCAACGGCGTCACGCTGTCGCTCTCGGGCATCCCGTCCGCGAACATCTCGCTCGCACTTGCCAACGATTCCCAGGGGCAGTCCGGCAAGATTTGGTTTGGCGAAATCAACTCGTCGGGTGCGTTTACGATTGATCCATACCTGCTCTTTGACGGCGTGATCGACGTGTGCCCTATCGAGGACAATGGCGATACGTGCACGATCTCTGTCCAACTCGAAAAGGAGCTGATCGACACACGCCCGCGCGGGAGGCGTTACACGCACGAGGATCAGATCATAGACTATCCAACCGACCGCGGCTTCGAGTACGTCGCGGGCCTCGCTGACAAGCCGCTCAACTGGGGCGGGCCGAGCGCGGCGGCAGTATCCGCTGGTGGCACATCAACCGATACAAACGACGGCTCCGAATGAAACGCAAAAGCAACTGGCCGGAAGCACTCGCGCTTTTCCTAGATGAAAAACATCCACAGCCGTTCGACTGGGAAACGAATAACTGCGCGTTCTTCGCGTGCGATTGGATCGCGATTCTTACAGGTGAAGACGTTGCTGCTCCGTATCGTAGCAAGGTCACGTCGGCATTGAGCGCGGCCCGCGTGCTCAGGGAGGCTGGTGGAATCGAGTGCATCGCTGAATGCGCGTGTATGGAGCGCGGGTGGAACGAGGTTTCGCCGAAGTTGGCGCAGCGCGGAGACCTTGTTTCGGCAATGACTGATAACGGGCTGGCACTTGGGGTTTGCATAGGTGCCAAGGCAATCTTCGCCGGAAACGTCACCGTCAAAATGGGCGACTGCGCCCGAGCCTGGAGGATCAATTAACATGCCGATGGTAATTGCCGCAGCCGTAGCAGAGATCGGCGCAAGTTTATACATGGTGCAGGCGGGCGCGTATCTAATCTATTACGCGAACGTGATTGGATATGCCGCCTTCATTGGTGGATCAATCGCCTATTCATCATCACAGAACGCTAAGCTGCGCCGCGCCATGAACAACGCGAGCCTCGATCAAGGCCGCGCGGTCATGGTGCGCGATCCGCTCGCCGCGCGGCGCCTGATCTACGGTCGGTGCCGGGTCTCTGGCACCATTGTATTTCTGCACACGACGGGCGCGAAGAACCAGTACCTGCACCTCGTTGTCGTGCTCGCCGGCCACGAGGTCGACGCGATCACTGACATCTACTTCAATGACGAGCTTGTAGAGTTGAACGGCAGCAACGTACCGACCGGCAAATATGCGACGGTCGCGCTTATCAACAAGCACCGCGGCGACGCGGGCGCGACCGCGGATGCCGATCTCGTCGCGGAGTGCGGCGGGCTGTGGACCACCGACCACAAGCTGAGCGGCTGCGCCTACCTCGCGATCAAACTGCTCTGGTCGCCCGACCTGTTCCCGAATGGTCTGCCGACGATCTCGGCCATCGTCCGCGGCAAGAAGGTCTACGACCCGCGTACCACGACGACCGCATGGTCGGAGAACGTCGCGCTTTGCGTCGCGGACTACCTCACCGACGCGACCTTCGGCAAGGGCATCGCCTACGCGCGCATCGTCGAGGCTGATCTGATCGAAGCCGCGAACATCTGCGACGAAGCGGTCGGCCTCGATGCCACGCTCTCGAAGACAGGCAACATGGTCTCGGGCAACCGGCACATCGGCTGCGCGTCCTGCACCGGCATTCTGCCGGGCTATAAGGTCGCAGGCACCGGTATTCCGACCGGCACCGTCGTCGTCTCGGTCGATACGAGCGGGACATTCTTCACGGTGGACCAAGACCCGACGGCAACTAACGCAGCCGTGGCTCTGACTATCGGAGACACAGAGGCACGTTACTCGTGCAACGGAACTATCACATCAGACCAGCGGCCCGCGGACATTTTGCAAGACCTCGCCGGTGCGATGGCTGGACATATTGTGGATACTGGCGGCAAGTGGACAGTGCGCGCGGGTGCATGGCGCACGCCTGCGCTCACGCTTACTGATGGCGACCTTTCTGGTTCATTCTCGGTTCAGCCGCGCCAGTCCCGGCAGGACACATTTAACGGCGTGAAGGGAGTATTTATCTCTCCTGCTAACGACTGGGCGCCGGCCGATTTCCCAGCTATCAAGAACGACACGTACATGGCCGACGACGGCGGGTTGCGGCTCTGGCGGGACGTGCAATACAACTTCACGACCTCGCCCGCTATGGCGCAGCGGCTCGCCAAGATCGAGCTAGAGCGCGGTCGGCAGCAGATCACATGCACCGGCACCTACATGCTCAAGGCGATGCAGTGTATGCCGGGCGATGTGATTGCGGTAACGCGTTCGCGCCTTGGCTGGTCGAGTAAGTATTTCGAGGTCGTTGACTGGGAGTTTAAGCAGACTGGCGAAACGCTCGGTGTAGTCTTGAACCTGCGCGAAACGGCATCCGGCGTCTGGGACTGGGCCGATGGCGAGGAGACGACCATCGACCTCGCGCCCAACTCGAACCTGCCCGACCCGTTCACGGTTCCGACGCCGAGCACGCCGACGCTCACCAGCACGACAACGGTCCAATCGGACGGCACCGTGATGCCTCGGTTCACGGTGACCTGGACGACACCGAACAACATCTACGTCGAGCAAGGCGGATTCATCTCGGTCGAGTTCAAGGTTCAGGCCGATTCCGCATGGATGGAATGGGGGCGGGTCCGCGGCGATCTGCTCAGCGACACCATCACCGGAGTCGTCATCGGCGAAATCTACGACGTGCGGCTCCGCTGCATCAATTCAAGCGGCGTCCGCGGTTCCTATTCTGCGACCGCTTCGCTTACGGTCGGAGGCGACACGACCGCACCCTCGACACCTACGGGCCTCGCGGCCACGGCCGGCACGGGCAAGAGCATCTCGCTCGCGTGGACCGCGAATGGCGAAAGCGACCTCGCCGAGTACCGCGTCTACCGGAGCGCCACGGTCGGTGGCACCTACTCACTCGTCGCCGAGGTTTCGGCCAACCGCTTCGTTGACGTGGACGTTTCTTACTCCACGCCATACTACTACAAGGTATCGGCGGTGGACTTCTCGGAGAACGAGAGCGCGCAGACTGCCTATCAGACGGCCACGACAGGTAGCACTCCCGCAGGCATCGACACCACGGCGCCGACTGACCCAGACGCGGCAACGAAAAGCACCGAAGGCACCTATCAGGCGACGGATGGAAGCACACGGTCCTACCTAACCATCAACGTGCCAGCGATGCCCACGGGTGGCGTCGTGCTGAATGTGCTGTACCGTAGGAATGGAAGCACGGGCTGGCTCCTGGCCGACCAGAGAAGCACGGGCGGAAGCACGACCCGCATCGACGACCTATCGCCCGGCATCAGCTACGAGGTCGCGTGCCAAGCCTTCTCGGCCTACGGCTACGGATCTGGCATCGTTACGGCGACGAGTTCGCCATTCACCGCTCCGAGTGACAGTACCGGACCATCCACGCCGACTGGACTCGCTCCCGCCGAGGGCACAGGTAAGAGCGTGTCGCTGGACTGGAGCGACAACACCGAGGCCGACTTTTCCGAGTACGGCATCTATCGTAACACGGTAAACAATAGCACTACTGCGACCAAGATCGCGGAAACGCGGGCCAGCCGGTTCGTGGATGTGGAGGTGACACTAGGCACGACATACTACTACTGGGTCACGGCGTTCGACCGCAGTGAGAACGAGTCTGGGAAGTCATCGGCGGTTAATGCCACACCATCCGCGGTCGCGGCATCGTCTACGGATGCGACCGCGCCCACCACACCATCCGCATCAACGTATTCAGCCTCGGGTACCTATTCATCCGGCGACGGAACGGTGTTCGCCTATATCAGCATCAGCGTGCCGGCACTTCCAGCCCTCGCGAAGTACCAGAATGTCCTATACAAAAAGAACGGCGGCGGCGGCGATTGGCTGATCGCGGCGCAGATAACCAACACAGGAGCACAAACCGTGAGAATCGACGACCTCATCCCCGGCATCGCCTACGACATCGCCGTGATCGCGTTCAGCGCGTTCGCCATCCCGTCCGCAATTACGACCGCGACGAGTTCCCCGATGACCGCGCCGAATAAGAGCGCCGCGACCTCGGCGATCAGCAGCACGTCGCTAGTGGCGCCCACCGCGCTCGGTGTTCACAAGATTGGCGCCGCTGTGGCCTACGGCGCCATCGCCCGCTTCACCGCGCCATCGGATCAGGACTTGGTGGCCATCGAGATCAAGGCCGTCTCCACCAACAGCGAGACAAGCGTGACCTACACATGGTCACCACCGGGATCAGCGGCCACGCTGGTGAGGTTCCCGGCTGCTCCGGCGCAGGTCTTCAATATTCCGTTCCTGTCGGCATCACTCACAGGTGGTTTCGTTTTTGCGCGAACGATCAACGCGAGCGGGGTCTACTCGACCACCACGAGCGCGGCGGATGCAAGTGGGTGGACTGCGATTTCGTCGGGGACAAATATCACATCGGTGGCAACGGTGACGGGTGGAGGCGCCGCGTTCCTCGATGTAGGCACGGCTTCTGGCACCGTCATGGCGGGCGACGACACCCGCATCGCGGGCGCGGCGCTGAAGGCCAGCAACCTTTCCGACCTTACCAGCGCAAGTTCGGCGCGGACCAACCTCGGGCTTGGCTCGCTTGCGACGCAGAACTCAAGCGCGGCGTCGGTCACTTCGATCAAGGTCGGAAGCGGCAGCAGCACACCATCCGTGCTCACTCGTTATTCCGGCTACGCTAACGTGACCCTGAGCGGCGGCGCTACATCGGAGAGCTTCACGATAGACCTGACAAACATGGGCTTTTCAACAAAGCCAGATATGGGGATTCTTTCCTCAATCGATCCGACCTATGTCGTGGTCTACAATCGAGGAAGCGGCTCGTCTACGTCTACGTCCGCCTACTGCACGATCAAGTCGACGGATGGCTCGAACATCCCTTCTACCACCACGCCGATCATGTTCCTATTCGAAGAGGTCTAAGAATACGGATACAATTATGCGTTGAGCTAGTCCTTATCAGTCTTTGGGTGGAATCCAAGGACGCGCGGTGGTGTTTGCGGGTTCTTCTACATATGAAATCGGAACGATTCGTGGTGGCGACTGATACGCACGGGGATCAGCAAGACGACGCGAGCGTCGGCGCGCTCTGGGAGTTCATGGCGGACTGGAAGCCGACGATCCGCGTCCACGCCGGCGACGCGTGGGACTTCCGCAATCTGCGCCGCGGTGCATCAGACGACGAGCGGGCGCACTCGCTCGCCGACGACTGGCAGGCCGGGAGCGACTTCCTTGAGCGGTTCTTTGACGGCGGGAAGCGCAACCACTTCCTCCGCGGCAACCACGACGAGCGGCTGTGGCACTTCGCCGGCAGCGCGACTGGGCTGCTCCGCGACTACGCGCACGACGGCATCCGACGCGTCGATGCTCTGATGCGGAAGACCCGAGCGCGGATGCTGCCCTACGATGCCGCCCTCGGTGTCCTCGCCCTTGGCCGGCTCAACGTGATCCACGGCTACCACTGCGGCGCCAACGCGTGCCGCATCCACGCCGCGATCTACGGCAACGTGATCTTCGGGCACGTCCACACCATCGAGTCGGCGCCAGTGCCATCGATTGAACCAGCCGAGGCGCGCAGCATCGGGTGCCTCTGCAAGCGCGACATGGACTACATCGCTTCCAAGACGGGGAAACTCCGCTGGGGCAACGGCTGGGCGTATGGCCTGCTCTTCGAGGATGGCACCTATCAGCTTTTCCAAGCCCGCAAAATCGGAGGACGCTTCTATGCCGCATCTGAGATCCAAAGCTACGGCGCCTGACCAGTGGGCCGCGCTGCTCGCGGCTGAACTGTCTCACGCTGAACGACCGGCCGGCGAGGGCTGGCTGACCACGGCCGAACTCGCCGAGAAGCTAGGGCGCAGCATCTGGACGGCTCGCCTGCGTGCGAGAGCCTGGCACAAACGCGGCCTCGCCGAGATCACCTACGGGTCAAACCGCGGCGGCAACCGCACCATGTTCGTCCGCCCACGGCCATGACCATCACCGATCCGAAGTTCCGCATCGGCGGCATCGTGTTTCACGTCACGTCGGACGAGCCGGGTGTCGTGCTCGGCTACGTGCTCCTCGGCGACCACATGCTGTACCGTGTCGCGTGGTCCGCCTGCAACGTCGAGGACCACGCTCCCCATGAACTGGTCACATCAAGGCCGGACTGGGACTCGTCGTTCAAGGGTGGCGACGAGTAGTTGGGAGTCTGTTGGGGCGCTAAATCGGGGTCGCCATCGCCACGCGTGCGCATACGTGCGCCGGTTTTTATCGAAACAAGAACGAAACGGCGGCGGCTTACCTATGACAGTGTAGGGACTCACCGCCCCGACCATTCTCCTCTGAAAAACCCCTCTCCCTCTAGGGAGACACGGTTGCAAACGGGAGGAAACGGGTCGATAAGGGGGCATGAACCCCAACAATCCCAAACGGTCGCTCCCAACGAGCGCCACAACGACGGTCCCAACGGAGACCTGGTCCCCGCCCCGCGGGATCTGGTACGAAACAAACAAGCAGCGCCCCACCCGCCCCTTCATGCTCAAGTGGTCGGTCGACGGGAAGAGCCACAGCCAATCCTTCACGACCACCGAGGAGCGGGAGGAGGTCGCCCGAGCACTCGCTGGGAAGCGCGAATACCACGGGCGCGAGATCCTGAACTTTGACACCGCCGAGTGGCGCCGCTGGCTCGCCTTCAAAGAGCAGTCCGGCGGCGTCGATCCCTTGGTCATGCTGGCCGAATGGCGGGCATTAGCGGGCAAGGAGGCAGTCGCGCGGGTCAAGTACCCCACCCCCGAGGCCATCGCGGCGTATATGGCCTTCCGCAGCCGTGAAGCCCTCGCCGCGGACACCCGGCGCCACCTCGGCCTGCACCTCGAACGCCGCTTTGCCACCCACTTTGCCGATGTCCCCGTCGCCACCCTAACCCCGCCGCTCATCGAGGGCTGGCTCGACTCGCTCACGGTGGGCCGCGGCGACAACGAGGGCGAGCCGGTTGATCCCGTCACCCGCCGCCACCACTTGAAGAGCGTCATCGGCTGGCTTGAGTGGTGCCGGAAGCAGGGCTGGATCGAGCGCAACCCCGCGGAACTGGTCCCCATGCCCGAGATCGAGGAGGAGGACGTTGAACTCCTGACGGTGGACGAGGGGCGGCGGCTCTTCGAGGTCAACGCCGGGCACCGCATCGCGGCGCGGCTGGCCCTAGAGGCGTTCGGCTTCCTGCGGGCCTCCAGCGCGGGGCGTATCCAAAAGGAGCACATCAACTTTGCCGAGCGGGGCATTCGGATGCCAGGCTCCCAGCACAAATCGAGGAAGGCCAAGTTCCGCGAGGGTCACCCCTCGAACCTCTGGGCGTGGCTCCTCCGCGCCCCCGATGAAACGTGGGACATGAACTGGTGGGAGTACCGCAACGAGAAGCAGCACGCCTTTGTCCGCGCCGGTCTCACCGGATCGCAGAATCGCCTGCGGAAAACGTGCCTATCTGCGCACCTCGCGTGGCAGAAAAATCAGCCGCTGACGGCCTACCTCGCACAGCACTCGAACACGTACACGACGGACACGTACTTGGGCGTCATGACCGAGCTAGACGGCGCCGCGTGGTTCGGCATTGGTCCGGCCTTTCTGACTTAGGCTACGAGGTCAAATCTGCGGCGTACCCAGTCTCCGGTATGCCGCAGATTTTGCCACCGCAGGATATGCGCAGTGGCTACCAAGAACGGGGTAATCTATGCGCTTGCACATAGGTAAATCCCCCCCCCCTATGTGTCATGCACAAAGACACACATGAAACCATCGTCCTGCGTCAGATAATCACGACGCTTTGGGACTTTATTCCTTCGAGCCAGCAGTCGGCCGCGCTCGTAGCTCTTGAGCAACTTCCGCGACAATCGCCCGGCGCAGCGCGTCCAAGTCGGCTGGCGAAAGTAATACACTCGCAGAGGGGCTGATTTTGTCCCGCTCGATCAAGCGGGTGATGTAGAGGGAAAAGTCCCCTCCAGTTAGCTCGGCGGCTCGGAGTTTTCCCCACGCGTGGAGCGGGGCGTCGATTGAGATGTTGATGCGTTTCTTCATAAAGTTTTCGGGATTTTCTATAGGACAACCATACACACACATGGGGCAAGAAGCAAATTGCGCTCGACATCGTACACACGCACGGACATACGTGTGGTCGTACCAAGCACAACGATGCCCTTCTCGCCTTACAAAAATCGGAAACGGGTTCAGCTAATCTTAGAAGGTTCGGTCCACAAAGCCGCCCTGACCCGAGTTGAAGAGTTCCAGTTCGTCGGCGGCTTCAGCGAATACGTCGCCCGGCTAATCCTCGCCGATGCGGCCTCGAAGGGCTACGGGGTCATGCGGGTCTCCTCGGTTGAGATTCGGAGGATGGCCCGATGAGCACCGCGGCCCAACCCGCGACGACCACGCTGCGGCCGGTCTACACCGCCGAGCAGTTCGCCGCCGAAGTTTTGGCCGGCAATCGCAGCCGCGAGTGGGTCTGCGACCAATGCGCACAGAAGCGGATCAAGTCCGTTGCGCGTAAACCCTATCTCATCCCGCAGGCAGAAGCCGTGCGGTTCATCGAAGGAAAATGAAAGGCACCATGAATGTTCTGATCGATTACGTAACGGCCGGAGTTCTCTTCGGCGTGCGGTCGGCCATCGGGCTGATCTTGTTCGTTGGTTTCGCGGGCGTCGTTTTGTCGGCCTGCATCTGGTCGTTCATCTTCGGCCGTCCGTCACCGCTCGGGAAGGAGGAGGATGCCCCATGAACAGCGGCGCGATCCGAGCCTATTCGAACCCGAACGTGGCGCCGTGGATGTTCCGCGCCGTGGCCTTCCGGCACGCGGCAGACATCGCCGCACCTTATCACGCGAGTCCGACGTACATCACATGCCTGCGCCGCTCGATGCGATCCGCGGCGCTGACGGCCGTGGCGGCACTCAAGAAAGGAGCCGCGTCATGAATAGCCTCGAAACCAAACTGGCCGCAGCCGCGAGTGAGCTGCGGGCGCGAGTCGGGCTGCGGGTGAACGTGGTCGTGGCGCGCGAGGTCGGATTTGATTACGGCGAAGAGACGAACCGGTTCATGATCCGGTGGGGCGACAGTATCGCGAAGGACTCGCTCTGGCCCTTCTCGGTCGTCACGGGCGACACGCTCGACCAGGCGATGGAAAAGGCGAACGCGAAGATCGCGGCGCAGGGCGACACGCATCGCCGCATGATTGAGCGGCTGACGTCCGACGCGAGTTCGTTGGGTTACGTCATCCTCAAGAAAGGCGGCTCCCATGAGTAGCCCCGGCCCACTCCCGCGGCGCACGGAGGTGTCCAAGGACGAGCACCACGCGCGGCGGATCAAGCGCAAGATGAAAGACGGCTGCGTGCCGTGGATCAAGCTGGTCGCCGACATCCGCGAAGGTTTGGACTTTTTCTGGTCTGCACGGGGCGGAATGCCGCGCCGTTCACGCTAACACTTTCGCCCGAGGGCAATCCCGGCACCGCAAACAATTGGTGTCCTCCGCGGCCAAGCGGACGGGCGAATCACTCAACCGGAGCCTGACCGGATCAACAGGCGCCGCGCTGTATTTCAGCAGCGCAAAGCGCAAGGGATCACCATGAACGAGCTGAATCTTAACCTCCCCTTCGGCGAATACCTCAAGGCGGATGGCGTCAGCAAATCGACACTCGATGCCATCGTGGAGTCGCCGCACCGGGCGCAGTACGGCCGGAAGCAGACGACGCCGGCGATGCAGTTCGGCTCGATGCTGCACGCGCTGCTGTTCGAGGCGCGGATGGACTACATCGTGCGGCCCGAGGTCTACGGACCAGATGCAAAGAAGTGGAATGGAAACGCAACCGAGTGCAAAGCGTGGATGGCGGAACACGCCGGCCAGAATGTCATCTCGCCCGACCTCGCTGACGACATGCACGGTGCAGTCGCAGCGATCAAGAACCACCCGCACTTCGGGCAGATCACGCTAGGGTCGCCCGAGGTCTCGATGTTCGCCTTCGATCAGGGCGGGTCGGGCCTGCAACTGAAGGGGCGGGCCGACTCGCTCAACACGACGAACGACGAGGGCGTAGCGCACGTCGTGGACCTCAAGACGACGACGGACGCGTCCACCCGCGGATTCTCCCGCGAGATTCTGTCCCGCCGATACCACATACAGGCTGCGATGTACCGGCGCATCCTGCGGCTCCTCGGCTACGAGCAGTTCACCTGGACGTTCATCATCTTGGAAAAAGGCGAGACGCCGCTGGTCAACATCCGCCGCCTTGAACCGCAGGCCATCGACCTCGGCGACGAGCAACTAGACCGCGATCTGGAGCTTCTGAAGAAGTGCCGCCTCCACCGCTGGTTTCCGCACTTCACCGACGAGGAGGAGAAGCCGGGATACATCGACCTGCCTCAATTCGTTTACGACTCGGAACAACTCGATCTGACCCAATGAAAACACTCAGCGATTCGGACACCATCAAGAACACGACGCCGTTCATCGGTTACGTGGACCTCGTAGGCTGCGGCAATGTGAAGCTGACCATCTCCGACGTGGAAGATGCGAGCGGCGACAAGGTGGACGGCGTGCGCGAGGCCAAGGCCGGCACCTACGCCCTTTCCTTCAAGGAAATCAAGGAGCGGAAGATGCTAGTCCAAGGCCGGAAGAAGAAGCACCTGATGCGGACCTTCGGGAAGAAGAAGTCCGACTGGGTGGGCAAGGTCATCGAGGTCTATGCCGACCCCGATGTGAAGTTCGGCGGCGTGGCCGTCGGCGGACTGAAAATCGTGGGCCAGAGCTAACTTTTCAAACCATGAGCAACACCACCACAGATAAGACCCTCAACGATGTCGTCGCACTGCTCGCCGACATCTTGGCCGAACTGAAAGCGAAGCCGGCCGCGCCGATCTGGCAGGGCAAGACCCAGACCGCTGCGTCCTCGCCCACTCCGACCGGAGACGTGCCGCAGCCGACCGAACTCGTGGGCGACCCCGGCGCGGTCGAAATCCACTTTGGGAAGAACACGGGCAAGCGCATTGATGACCTGAGCGACAACTCACTCGCGTGGTACGCGCAGGACCAGGTGCGCTTGAAGAACGACGGAACGCCGTTCCCCCCGCGGGAACAGGATACCAAGCTGCGAAACGCGTGCCGCCAGCTGTGGCACGACAAGAAGGGCACGCTGCGGGATGGTAAGGGCCAGTCCGCGGCGGCTCCGAAACCCGCGGCGCGCCTCGATGACGAGGCCGTTCCGTTCTGACGACCATGATCGCGAAACGCTCACGCGGACATCCGCGCACCGTATCGACCGATCTGGTCGAGGAGATCCGCACACGTTGGGCGCGCGAGGGTGCGCCCGCGTGGGGCTTTCAGAAGACGATAGCATACGACCTCGGCGTCAGCCCGAGCTACGTGAACCAAATCATCCGCGGCCATCGCCGCCGTATATCATGAACAACACCGACCTCCGCAGCGTTCATTTCAGCGAGGTGCGCGACCGCATCGCCGGGAACCGTCAGATCGTGTGGGCGTCGCTTCTGCGCTGCGGCCCGGCGACCTGCACCGAGTTGGCCGCGGCGATGCACTGGGATAAGTGCAGTGTTCGCCCAAGAATTTGTGACCTGCGGGGCGCGTTTCACGTAGTCGAAACCGGACGGCGCCGCAACGGTGAGCACGAGTTTCGCGCGCTCACCGAAGTTGAGGCCGAGGAATACCACAGCCACGCCCGCGCGCTCTGGCTCAACGCCGAGGCGACGACGGAACAACTAGGACTCCAAATCGTATGAGCACATGGATACTCCCGAAACAATTACACACGTCAGCCTCTGCGCTGGGTACGGCGGCATTGATCTCGGACTCCGAAGAGCAGTCCCAGGTCTGCGCACAGTCGCTTTTGCTGAGATCGAAGCCTTCGCCTGTGCGAACCTGGTCGCAAAAATGGAAGCGGGACAGTTGGACGTCGCACCTGTCTGGACGAATCTTAAAACCTTCCCTTGGGGAAAGTTTCACGGATGCGTGGACATCCTCTCTGGTGGTTACCCGTGTCAGCCTTTCAGCTCAGCCGGAAAGCGACTCGGTAAAGACGACCCCCGTCACCTCTGGCCTTGGATCGCAGACGGAATTTTGGCCATGCGACCCCGAGTCTGCTTTTTCGAAAACGTCGAGGGACACATCAGCCTCGGCCTTGAACAAGTCATCGCAGACTTGGGCGGACTCGGTTACACAGCAACGTGGGGAATATTCAGTGCGGCTGAAGTCGGCGCCCCGCACCAGCGCAAGCGGGTGTTCATCTTGGCCCACTGCAACGAGTCGGGATGTGAAGGGAGTTTCGGGATCGGGCCGGCAGGAGCGCAAGGGACACCCAGCGGACACGCTACCGAATGCAGTGGCGATGTGGCCCACACCGCAGGCATCCGAGGGGGACAAAATAACTGGCTTGGAGTCTCAGGATTCACTGACCAAGCGGATGCGGTTTGGCCCAGTCGCCCCGGCCAACCCCAGCACGAATGGGAGCCGCCCAGAGTGGTTGGCAACAAATCCGACGATTTGGGGGACTCCGAGGGCCAGCGAGCGCGGGGATTGTCCATCGGAGAGGTTGAGGCACAATCCGGATTTGAGGGCGCAAGTTTTGCTGGTGAAACAACCTTTATCAGCATCGGGCAAACTCAACCCGCGCTGGGTCGAGACGCTGATGGGTCTGCCGGTCGGCTGGGTTATGCCGAGCTGTGCGTCTCCGGTGACAATCGCACTGACGAACTCCGACTCCTCGGCAACGGAGTCGTCCCAGCCGCCGCAGAACGAGCTTTTCGCGTCCTCGCCGGACGCCTGCTAACATGAGAATCGCACTTTCCGATTTATCCAAAACGCACCAGGCGCAAGTAACCGCACAACTGCACGCGACGCCGCGGCCGAAGACGGTCAAGATCGAGGTGAGCGAGCCGAAGAAGGTCGTCCGCACGAAGCGCGAGACGCCGGATGCGACTTCGTTTTTCGTGGCTGCGGGTCTGCCTGCTCCGGTGCGCGAGCATCGGTTCCATACGACGCGCAAGTGGCGTTTTGACTATGCCTTTTTGCAGTCCCGCGTCGCGCTCGAAGTCGAGGGCGGCATCTGGACGGGCGGGCGGCACACGTCCGGCGCCGGTTTCCAAAAAGACATGGAGAAATACAACGCCGCAGCGTTAGCCGGTTGGCGCGTGTTCCGCGTTACGCCGTCGGGCCTGCGCTCGCGGCTCACGGTCGAGATGCTGCTGGAGGCGATCACATGACCATCACCGACCAACTCCTGGCCATCATGGCCAATTGCGATTTGGACCGCGACCAAAAGGAAGCGTCGATGGACCGCGCACTGCGCAACGAACTTGAACGGGAACTGCCGGTAATGCCGGTGAAAATTATGACACTATGAACAACGGACATACACTCCAAAAATCAGCGGCCCCTGATGAGTTTGCCGAGCATGTTGAGGGCGGCGGTTGTTGGCATACGACCACCCTCCCAGCCATTAACCGTGCGCTCGCTCACGCCGAGCTTTTCTGCGAGTTGTCCGGCAGTGAGGTCGAGTTTTTCGCGGGCGAGCCGGATGCCCGGCGCGTAATCCATCACGCTTCCAGTGTCATCAAGGATGACGGGTTGCCCGTAGCTACTAGACGAGTGGTTGATTGTGATTTTCATGGCAGGGATCGATTAGAGGCTGACAATTGCGTCGCCTGTGCCTGCTGTGTGCAGCCCATAGAGGTCACCGCGCAACGTGGCGCGGACCTTGCGCCAGGTTGCGTTGCTGTGGCGCGGGCGTGCCAGCGCCGGGAAAGTGCGGCCGTCAAATGCATGCTGGTCGGCCGCGACCTCGTTGGGAATTGCGACCTCGTAACGCTCGGAGACACTGGAGGCCAAGTAACTTTTGGTGGTCAGGGTATATTTCATTATTTTATTTGGTTAGGAGTTTTCGATTTTGCGGGCAAGGGTGTCGCTCGCGGTCATCGCGGCGATCTCGGCGCGAGCAGCGGCATCAGCAGTCGTCGTAACCGAGTAGCGGAGCACGTCGCCCTTACCGGCGGCCTTGGTGGCGGCCTTGATCCGCGCAAACAGCGCGGGGGACATCCCGCTGATTTTTGCGGAGGCATCAACGATTTCAGTCTGGCCGTTGGGGCGGAGGATCGTGAGGAGGATCGTTGTCTTCATGCGCTAAATAGTGCGCAGTACTGCGCAGATCGCAAGGATAATGTGCGCAGTACTGCGCAGTTCAACGCAAGTCTTTGGGGTGCGCAATGCTGCGCAGTAATAAAGCCACACGAGGAGGCGGGGAAATGAACCGCGACAACGCAGACCGCGCCGCTCTCGTCATCGGCCTCATCCTCATCGCGATCCTCACTTGGGCCGCGATGCGCAACGAGCCGCGCGAGGTCACGCTGACGATCCGCTTTCAACTGCCGGATAAACGGGCCGCGCATGTCATCGACGTGCCGGGCCAAAACCAAAAGGAACTATGACCAACGCAGACATCGCTGCCAAACTCGTCCTCGGCAACCGCAACGCCGACTACGGCAACCCCGGCCCCGATTTCGCCGGCATCGCCCACATCTGGACCGGACTGCTCAACACGCGCCTGACCGCGCCGATCACCGCGACCGACGTCGCCCTGATGATGACCGGCCTCAAGTTGCGCCGCCACGCCCACAAGCCAAAGGACGACAACCTCATCGATGCGCACGGGTATCTGACCTGCTTGGAGTGGATCGAACGCGACCAGCGTCCCATTCCCCACGCCGAGGAAGTATCTGCCGCCCTCGAATCGGTCTGCGTCGGCGAAAAACTCATCTGCCCGCACTGCAACCGCCACGAGCCGTGTGGCTGCGAAACATGAGCCTTTCATTCACCAAGCTATTCTCCTCGATTACCGAGAGCACGATCTGGGTCGAGCCGGACCACGTTCGCATCATGTGGATCACGATGCTCGCGATGGCCGACCGACGCGGCCGGATCTGGGCATCTGTGCCAGGACTAGCCAATCGCGCCCGCGTCACGGTCGAGCACTGCGAAGAGGCGCTCGCCCGACTATCCCAGCCGGACAAGTATTCGCGTACGCCCGACAACGACGGACGCAGAATCGAGCCAATCGACGGCGGCTGGCGCCTGCTCAACTATGACAAGTATCGGGAGATGAGGGATGTAGAAACGACGCGTGAAGCGAAACGGAACTACATCAACCGCAAACGCCACGCCGACGATACCACTGAAAATGTAGATAAACCACATCTACACCCATCTACTGTAGATCAGTGTAGAACGCTGTCGAACCAAGCAGAAGCAGAAGCAGAAGCAGAAGCAGAGAATATACGGAGTAGGCCAAACAGTTCCGGCCGCGCTCCGCGCGCCGCAGCTCCGACTGATGCGGAATGGGTCGCCGGCCTTAAGTCGAAGCCGGTCTATGCCGGCATCGCCGTCGAGAACGAACTCCAGAAGGCGCAAACATGGTGCGAGGCGAACAATCGAAAGTGCTCCCGCCGCTTTTTCACGAACTGGCTGAACCGCTGCGAGCAGTCGATGGCGCCTAACTCCGGCAAGGCACGCACCTGGACGCCCGACAGCGGAGACTTCTGACATGAAATCAAAACCGCTCACCATGGAAGAGGTCGAGGCGCGCAACGTCTACGACTCGTGCGGCCTGACCATCGAGACCAACACGCACAAGCGGACGGCTTTCGAGAAGCGTCTCGTGACGACATGGGGCGGCGCGCTGCGTGGCGAATGGTCCCACGATCTCGGCATCTGCAAGGTCTGCGCCGCGGCGACCGACACCTCGCCCACCATCGCCCTGTTCGGCGGCACCGAGATGCAGATCCCCTCGAATGTCTGCCCGACCTGCATGGAGTTGGTGCGCGAGTCCTACGACCCATACCGTGACACCCGCCGCGAGGAAGACCCCACCGACACGCCGAAGTGGGACTTGAACTGTCCAGCCCGGCACAAGCAGGTCGTGCTCGGTGAGGTGAAGCCGGATCGCATCGACTGGCCCGCGTATGAGAAGGTTACGAAGTGGACCTCCAGCGACGGGCGTGGGCTGATCCTCATGGGTCGCCCCGCTACGGGTAAGTCGTCGGCATTCTGGGCGCTCGCGCGCAACCTGGAACGCAGCGGGAATGCACCAATCACCCTCGGCTCGCTCGAATTGGGCCGCGCTCTGGCCGAAGCCGCAAAGGACATCCGCGAGGTGGGCTGGCTGTATCGGTGCCGGGTGTTGATGGTGGATGATCTAGGCAAGGAGCGGGCGACGCCGGGCGTGGCCGCAATGCTCTGGGAAGTACTGGACCGCAGACTCAGCGCCAATCTGCCCTGCATCTTCACGACCAACTTCGACGGCGACGGTCTGGCACAACGCTTCGCGGAACCGCACCTCGGCGATGCGATCCGCCGCCGCATCTCAGAACTGTGCCGGCGCGCTCAATTCGGAGCCGAGGAAAAGGCCGCACCGTGAGTATCAACTTCAACCCATGACCACCATGAGCGACGACGACGCTGAACTAGCCAACTGCCTGCGGATCATGGGCGCCTACATGGGCGGCGTCAGCGGGAAGACCTGCATCGAAGCGGCCGAAGCAATGGAGCGGCTAGATCACGTCGCACAGCACGCCCACCCATGCAGCCAGAGCGAACGCTACTGGCGCGAACGGTCCCGCATTCTCTCGGTCGCTCTATTCGACGCGATCAACGCCGCCCTCGATTCACGCAAGGGACGCCGCCTCAACCTGGAGCGGGTCGAGGCGTGGGAAGCTGCACTCAAGCAAGGCGCGCTGTGACGCGCTTCCACACGATCACATCCGCTGACTGGCAGCGTGAGATCAGACGAGCACGAGCAACCATCAACGACATCAGTCAACGCATCGCCCAACGCATCGCCACCATGCCAACCAAACCCGAGACGCTAAGCACCGTGCCGACCTCACCTTCGACCTACGATGCAACGACGCGACGCGATGATCCCGCGCTCGCCCTTGCTGCCTCTCTGCGCTCTGGTGCGCGCTGGCAGCGGTTGCGGCTGTGGTTCCGGCAGCGCAATCCGCTTTGCCGCGATCCGTTCGGCTTCCATGCCGGCCGACCCACCCCGGCGAGTCAGGTGCATCACATCATTGGGCTGACCGAGGCACCACAGCTTGCGTTTAAGGCCGATAATCTGGCCAGCCTATGCCAGCGGTGCCACGCGCAGGTCGAAGCCCTAGAAAGGGCAGGAAAGCCCACTGCTGGCCTGTTCCGCGATGTGGGGAATATTCCCCAACGGGGAGGGGCGGGTAAGTCTCTGTAGGGCAATGTAATACAC